AGGTATTTCAGGTGGTCAACTCTCTCAGAGAGTACCAGGTTGTAATGCTCCTGGTTCTTCACCAGGTCTGACATAATCAGTTCGTTCCTGTCCTCCCGTTCGGTCAGGTAAGTTATCATCTTCGCATAATTCACTGTACCGTCACTATTCAGGAAGCAGGGGTCTAAGGGAACGCCTGTTCCCTTCGGGATAACATTTACGGTCATGACCTTAGACGCTACATCTTCGTCAGGAACAGTCCATACCACTTCACCCAGCATAGCGTAGGTTGCCTTGATAAGACCGTCTGCACGATGAACCGTAGCTGACAGACCGTATTTGTGCCTTGCCCGTAACGTGTTCAGTACCTTGCTGAACTGCGTGACTGCGGTAGGCGTTCCGCTGACCCTATGGCACTCGTCCACGATGATACAGTCCCATTCATCCCGGTATTGGTCTAAGTCCACCTTGCACATCGTCTGTATCGTGGCAAAGGTCATGGTCTGACCAATGTTTACCTTACCCTCAGTGATAGTCCCCAGGGAGGACGGGTCAAGGTACTGTTCCGCTCGTTTCTTGCTCTGCGTCAGCAGGTCTTTTGTGTGGGTCAGCCACAGGGTTTTCAGTCCATGCTTCCGGGCAATCGCAATTCCCATCTGGGTCTTGCCGCTCCCTGCGGGGGACTGTAGGATACCGTAGTGGTTGACAATCATCTTGTTTACCGCAATCTCCTGGTAGTCGTAGAGGGGAACTTCCCCTTCATACGCAGCGGGTTCTTGCGGACTGAACAGGCTTACCACCTCTGCGTCCTGTATCAAAGGCATTAGACTTCTCAGACAGCCAAAGGGCAGAACCAGGGCGTTGCCGTTCGTGCTGTATAACAGCAGTTGCCGGGGCGTGTTCCCCAGCCAGAGGTGCATACGCACCTTCTTTTGGTACTCCGGGTTCGCCAGAACCAGGTTTCGTTTGCACCAGTCCAGGATAGCGGGGGACGGGTCAGTTATTTTCAGGGTACTTCCAATCTCAACTACCATTGTCCACCTCCATGTACCGTAACCATTGGTCAAAGGTGAGGTAGTTCGGGAAGTCCTTCTCCGTGATAGTCCCCAGACCGTGAAGTTCTCTCAGACACAGTTCATCGAAACTCACCATGTAGATTGAACCGTCAGCCAGCTTCATTGCAAAGTAGCAATACGCATTTCCTCTTTGCTCCCAGAGGGTCATTGCACCTTCCTGGTTGCACTCCACTCTGGACAGAGGGAAGCGGTTATTGGCACAGACCTTACAGTCTATCAGGACAGCGGTATTGTCTTTGACCGCTATCACGTCCGCAGGCTGACCCACCTGGTTTTGCGCCATATTGTGCGCCCACCATCCATGTTCAGCCAGCAGGTCACAGAGTTCTGCTTCAAAGTGACCCCCTACCGTCCTGTTCACGGTTGATTGTTTCATTTCATAACACCTACCTCCATTCGTAGTCCTTGCCGTACTTCTTCTTGTACCACTCTTCAAATCGCCGCCTATGCTCTTCATCCTGGAAATAGGCTTCAACTCTCTTGACAAGGGAAGCACAGAAGGAAGGTCTATCTTCCAGAAGCGTAGTCAGCATTTCAGCAGTCGTGGACAGACCCTAAACCCTGTTCGTAGTCATCCAAAATCTTGATTGACTCCTGGATAATAGAGTCTGCTTTTTCACCCTTGCGTGACCCGGCGAAAACGGAACTAACCTCCGTCTTGTCGGTAGCGATACCTCTCTGACCCAACTGGAAAATAAGCCAGACGAACGACAACCTATGGCTCTTCAAGCGCATACGAATAGCGTCACGTTCTTCCACGTCCATTACCTCCTTTCGTGGTTAGTCTTGTAAACAATAGTTGACAAACTGCGCTCCAATGCTTATAATGAAATTGTCAAATTCTCATAGCATTGGAAACTCGCCGGGGCTAAAAATACGCCCCTGACGGGCGGGTTTCTTGCGCCCTTTAGAACAACTTTTGTTGACAACACTATAATAGCAAAGTCAACTTAGATTGTCAAGAGGGTTTTCAAAGTTTTATTAGAAATTTGTGGGAGGTATTGTCATGTCCTTTTACGAACGCTATGAAACCCTCTGTTCTGAGCGTGGTTTTAAGCCCCAAACTCAGGAAATGCTTGATATTCTGGGTGTTACTTCACCTACAATATCAGGCTGGAAGAAGGGTTCGTCCCCGAAAATTGAAGCAGTCTGCTGTCTGGCAAACTACTTCCAGGTCACCACGGACTGGCTACTGGGTCTAAGTCCGCTTAGAAATTCTGCTCCTGCTCTGTCTGAGGAAGAAACCATGCTCGTTGACGCTTTCCGCAGCACCGACACCAAGGGACGCTTCCATATCATCCAGGTCTGCATGAACGAACTGGACGCAGGGTCAAAAGGGGCTACCGTAAATGCCGGGTAATTAACCTGGAAGAATGGAGGAAAAATCATGTATGAAGAAATAAAGACTGCCTGCCTGTATGTGCGGTATTCCAGCAACAACCAGACAGAACAGTCTATTGAAGGGCAAATCCGGGTCTGTACGGAGTTTTGCAAACACCACAATATCAAAATCGTGGAGGTCTACGCTGACCGTGCCACCTCTGCCAGCAAGGATATTGAGAAGCGTGTGAGTTTTCTGAAAATGATAAAGGACTCAGAGAAGCAGACCTTCAATGCCGTGGTGGTCTACAAGCTGGACAGGTTCGCCCGTTCCCGGTATGACAGCGCAACCTATAAGTACCGCCTGAAAAAGAATGGTGTGCAACTCATATCAGCCACGGAGAACATTTCCGATGACCCGGAAGGTATCATTCTTGAATCAGTTCTGGAAGGTATGGCAGAGTTCTACAGCGCAGAACTCTCACAGAAGATAACCCGTGGTCTGCGGGAGTCTGCCTACAAGCACAACTCCATAGGCGGGTCTATCCCTCTGGGCTACAAGAGCGAAAACAAGAAGTTGGTGATAGATGAAGAAACTGCACCCATCGTCCGTGAAGCGTTTGAAATGTACGCAGAGGGTCATTGTGTGGCTGATATTTGCCGCACGTTCAATGCCAAGGGCTACAAAACCTCTAAGGGTACTCGCTTCGGTAAGAGTTCATTCAGTAAGATTTTCCACAATGAGAGATACATAGGGGTCTACCAGTACCATGACTACCGGGCAGAAGATGTTATCCCGCCCATCATCGACAAGAAACTCTGGGATGAAGTGCAAGCCCGTCTGAAAACCACCAAGAGCGCACCCGGTACGTATAAGGCAAAGCACGTCTACCTTCTCTCCGGGAAACTCTACTGCGGTCATTGTGGGTCAAAGATGAACTCCAACAGCAACGGTAGCGGGGAATACTTCTACTATGAGTGCTACGGTAAAAAGAACCTCCATGTAGACTGCCACAAGCGAAACCTGCGGAAAGACTTCATAGAGGACGTGGTAGCCCAGGACGCTTTGTCCCTGCTGACCGATGAAAATATAGAAACCATAGCCACTACCGCAGTTCAGGCGAACACCCATGAAGTGGAAACCACCACGGACATTCCCGCTATCCGTGGCAGGCTGCATGAAACCAAGCTGTCCCTTGCCAACATCACCAAGGCTATTGAAACCGGGGCTGCTCCTGAAACCCTGGTCAAGCGCATGGTGGAATTGGAGAAGGAGAAGAAAGCCATAGAGGAAGAGTTGAAGAAGGAAGAGAAGCAGGTTGTCTACCTGGACAAAGACCAAATCGTGTTCTGGTTGGAACAGTTCAAGGACGGGGACATTCACGATGAAGAGTTCCGCAGGCTGCTCATTGACCTCTTCGTGAACCATGTCACAGTCTGGGATGAACCCGATGATTATTTCAAAATCACCATAGCCTACAACTTGACTTCGTTGCACGAAAAAACCTACCACCTCGCAAAAGGTGGTAGGTTGTCGGATTTATCTTCAATGCACCAGGAGTGTGCGTCAAATCCGATTATCGCCGGGGGACTCATGTACCACACCATTGAAGCACAGTTGATACCCCATGTGTGGCGCAAGAACCGCCGTCAGTAGCTTACTGCTTAGACAGGTAGGCAGAACTGGCAAAACCCGTGTAGGTTGTCCCATTCAAGGTGAACTGAATGTAGAGCCACTTCACCCCGGATACCGCCGTGTAGTAGCCGTAGTTCTGAACCTTCGTCCCCTTCGGGATAACCACCAGGACGCTCTTAGACGTGCCAGCACCGTTGCGGCAGTTCAGTTGCGCCGTGGTCACGTAAGTACCCGCCAGGGATTTCAGGTAGGAAGCGGCAGCGTCCGCAGCGGTTTTCTTCGCTCCACTGGTGGTAGAGGTGGTAGAAGTCGTGGTGGTTTTGGCAGCGTACTTGTCGTAGTAGGTCTTGCCGTACCCAGCCCGTTTATTCTTCACCGTAGTACCCTGGTCAGCAGGCTTCTCAAAACCCGTCAGGATAGCGTTGGACGCTTCCAGGATGGAGGTTGCGGAGTTCAGCACCTTCATGACAGAGGTGTAGCCCTGCAACTCCTTCCAGAGATATTCAAGCTGCATGGTCAGGTCACCAATGGACTTGCCTGCGGACTTCGCATAGGTCAGAAGGGCTTGCTTTCTGGTGTGGTACGTCCACTGTGCCAGCCCATAGCCTGCGCTGTCCTTCGCAAAGTTGGTGTAGCTTCCGTTATCCACCGCAGCGGTATAGGTAGCGTCCGTGTACCCCAGCTTCTTTTCGTAGGTGTTTTGCAGGTTCTTCGGGTTCAACCCGGACTCAGCGTACAGATTTCCCATCACGCCAGCAATGGCAAAGTCGTTCAGACCCTTGCCCTTAAAGAAGTTCCAGATGGTCTTGTCATCCATGGCAGTCGTGGTGGTAGTCGTGGACGCAGCAGAGGTTGTCCCGCTGCTGGAACTGTCCGTGTACTTCGGAACGCCGTAGCCCCGGATATACTTACCATTGACCTGCATAGTCCTACGCTTCACAGAGTCAGAGTAGTTGCCCTCAATGACCGTGATGGTAGAGCCGCTGACCTTCTCCACGATACCCACATGGTCAGAACTGCCCGTGTTATCACCCACGCCGCTGTCCTGCCAGTCGTAGAAAATCACGTCACCCGCAGACGGGACGTAGGAGTCATCTTCGACCCATTCACCCAGGTTCTTGAAGAGGGCAATCATTTTATCACACCCGCACTCCGTAGGGATGATAGCCGTGTACCCACACTTAATGGCTACTGCGGAAACGAACGTAGCGCACCAAGCGTCCGTGTACTGAACCTTGTACCCTCTGGCAAGAGGGGTATGGGCGTTATACACGTCAATGATAGCCTTGTGTGTGCCGTCCGACTCCTTACAGCCAATCCAGGCTTGCGCCTGCTTTACGATGTTACTTCTGGAATATGCCATAGTTATTCATCCTCGCTTTCCTCAGTGGTCACGTCAATCTGCTTCTCCACTTCGTTCACGACTTCCAGGGCTGCTTTGACAGCCTTTGCGTCAACATAGCCCTCAGTCATCATGTAGCCCAGAACAGAAGCGACCACGGTAGCCGCACCTTCGGTCACGTTCCCGGACACCACCAGGGCAATACCCGTGATAACGCCGACCAACGCCGCCCACAATTTTCTTGAACTCAATTTGCTTTTCATCCTACTGTTTCCTCACTTTCTGTTTTATTTTCGGTGTTCACCATTTCCTCATTGCCGTCTGCTTCACCGTCAGCGTTCACCTTCGGAAAGTCCATGTGCGCCCTCTCTCCCCGGTTGTTGGCAATAGCGTGTTGGACGGAGTTCTTAATCATCCAGATTGCACCGCCGCAGGACAGGGGTATCGCTACCAGGTTTGCAATGTCAGACCACATGGAGGTATCTGCATTAACCAAGGTAACGTAGATTGCCACGACCACCATAATGAACAGAACGACAATCCACCCCAGCACCATTGCCACGATGAACAAATCAGAGAAGTAGTTGATAGGGCTTTTTCTCAATGCCTTTTCAATCTTTCCTGTTTTCATAGTCCCTCCTTCCTAAAAGAATGGGGCTACAAGCACCGCAGCACTCATAGCCCCATTGGACTTCCAGAACCTCAGTCCCGGATATTTAGTTGTGCGTGGAAGTGGAGGTGTTGCCCTCCACCGTGTCCAATCGGTGGTGTGCCGACTTTACGGACTGCTCCACAATAATGAGTCTGTCCCTCAAATCCTGAATATCGTTCCTCATGTTACGCATATCAGACTTAATCTCATTCACGCCATTATTGATATTCTCCAACTTTACAATGAGGGTTGTCATTTCTGACGCTTCCTTCTTGTCATCGGTAGTCTGGTTTCTACGGATACTCGCAACCGCCACCACGATAGCTACCACCAGGGACAGGAAGGAAATAAGAATTGAGATTTCCACCTGCATTGTGCGTACCTCCGTGACTTATTCGGTATAACCGTACTTCTTCAAGACTTCCACGATGGAGTCTGGCAAAACCTTCTTTACCAGGGGCAGCTTCATGATTTCCGTGATAAGCACGTCCATGTCAGCCGCTTTCAGTTCGTTCGCCGCAATGGTTTCCTTGCGCTTGATTGCCGCTTTCGTCCACTTATCCATCAATCTTCACCCCCATAATGTCCAGGGCAGCTTTCATGTCCTGGATAATGCTTGCGTTCTCGTTGACCTCCAACGTCCTGCCAGTGGTCAACCAGTCATCCATGTTCGCTTCAATCTCCTGCTGCAAGCCCTCCTTCTCTGCCAGAAGGAAGGTGTACTCGTCATACTCATACATGGAGATTTCCGTTTCGGACATTTCATCCTGCACCGTGACCTGGTTGACGTTCTCCCGCAACCTGACCTCTACGTACCCAGGCATGGGGGCGTAGGGTTCGATGGTCAATACCTCAGGCTGCACATTGCCTTTTACTCTCATTTCTGATTACCTCCTTTAACTGTTTGATATTAACAGGGTCATAATACTTGCACTTCATAGCGTAGGAGTTGGTATGTCGGAAACAAGCACTTCGGGAGATAAACCCCGCCGCCACACTGTAGGGGACAGGCTTTCGCTTCCTCTGTAGTTTCTGAATGTACCTGCTCTGACGCATGAGTGCCAGCGCACGTCTTTTGCGGATAGTGGTAAACCCACGACCAAAGCACCGCCCTACAAAATCAATCTTCCTACCACGTCCGTTTTGCTGGATACGAAACAACTGATAGTCGTGCTTGATGGTCATACCCAACCTTTGCTCCACGAACGCTATGACTGCGTACATTGCTTTCCGCAGCTTCTTCTTGTTATTGTCCACCAGTACCATATCGTCTGCATAACGCCAGTAGTAGCGGACTCCAAGCACCTGCTTAATGTACCAGTCCAAGGGCTGTAGGAAGAACTCTGCGAACCACGGAGAGGTGTAGTTCCCGATAGGGATACCGGGTTCGTGGGAGTCTATGACCGTATCCAAAATCTGTAGGGCTTTCTCGTCTTTGATTTTCTCTCGCAGACGGGCTTTCAATTTGTCATGCGGTATGGAGGGATAGAATTTTGATATATCCATCTTGACGCAATACTTAGCGTGTCGTAAATCTCGCTTCGTAGCACGTTCCACACCCTTACAGGCGTAGTCGATACCTCTACCGGGGATATTAGCGCAACTCCAATGGTATGCAGACTTCATGATGATAGGTCTTATCACCTGGACAATCGCATGGTGAGCGCACTGGTCTGGGTAGAAGGACGGTATCTGCAACTCTCTTTCCTTCCCGGATAACCCGTCTTTGATGATTTTGGTATGATACGGGGAGGTGAAGTCCAGTCGCATTAACCTGTCTGCCAAGTCCGCAGCGTAGAAGTCCAGGTTGTCCAGAACTTTCTTGACGCTTTTGCGCTTCATTTTCCCCTTTGAAGCATTGATGATAGCCGCTTTGCAATTCGCAACAGCTACTATCTTTTCGTGAATGTAGCCTATTCTCTTCATGCTTTTGTTTCTTGTAGAGCGTTCAAGAACCTTACTAACTCTATCCCTCCAAACAATTTTTTACCAATCGGTAGGGCGATACAGCATTAAAATGTGTGTTACTAACAAAAGTAGGCGAGAGCCATAGTTCGTGTTCGAGTTAGAGGACGCATTGTTCAAATTAGCCGTAAACAGACCATCCTTCGACCCATTGTTCCAATTACCGCCACGTTTGAAAACTCGCTTTGCTGTTCGCCACAGTATTAAAACGTGTCTTTGTTCAACCAGTATGTGGGGGAGAAATCCCCCACACCCCCTTAGGAGGGTACATAAAGCAGGCGAGAGCCATAGAACGTGTACGAGTTAGAGGACGCAGCGTCCAAATAAGCCGCAAACAGACCAGCACTAGAACCACGGTTCCAAGCACCGCCACGTCCGAAAACCCGCCATCCCGTGTTGCCCCAACAAGCGTCACACTCATAGGTGGTTTCGCTTCCGCTACCAGCTTCGGCAGGCAGGATAACGTGAGAGTTGCTTGTATCCAGACCTTCCTTCGTGATATAGGAACTCGACCAGGAGGTAGAACCAGTGAAGGACAACGCCGTGTAGTTGGTGGTGGTATCATCAGCGTAATTGGCAATGGTGTTGCAGACGTAGTACGTACCGCCATTCCAGTTCAAGCCGTCCGTCCACTCCCAGACGTTGCCCCAGAAACCTTCGATACCACGGTACACAACATCCACCTGACCGTCCGTGCCAGCAGGTCTACCCGTGAGGTTCGCCACGGAGTTACAAGAGCCAGTGTTCAGGGCAGCGGAGTTGCTATCGCAGTAACCTCTACCGATAACCGACTGGACGTTGTTGTTGGCGAACTCTACCAAAATCAACATCTGAATAGCGGACACGGTGGACAGGTCAATGATACTCCACCCCGTACCCTTCGACTGAGCGTTGGTACGCATGGTAGCACGGGTCTGGGAAACCTGCGGGGCAGCACCAGTGACCGACTTATTGTTGCCGGAAGTCTTATACGCACCCACGTAGATGCAATCGCTTTCCACCCCGCCATGATTGAACGCAGGATGAAGGGTGAACCCAGAGGTTGCCTTGTCCGCAATCTGGATATGCTCTACGTTGCCCTCCCGGTAACGCTTGAAGTAGAACTTCGGGATTTTCACCATCACGTCACTTGTGGACAGGGTTTCACGGGTCATACCTGACCAGGGGTAGCACTTGTCAAAGTCGCTGCTTCCCGCAGTCGTACCCACGGAAGCGGTAGCAGTCAGACCCACAGCGTCATCCGTTCTCGCCCAAGCGGGAGAGGAAGAGGTAATGTCCCGGCTGATACCGTAGATTTTCACCAGGGACAGCGTGACACTCTCCGTCTGACCGCTTGTGGTAATGGTCACCTGTGCGGAAGCGGTATCGCTACCACTGGTCATCTTCACCGTCCACGTACCGACACTATGTACCTTGAAGGTGCAAGAGCCAGTAGTCGTGCCAGCGGTATAGGACGTGCTACCGCAGGAACAGGTCACGGTTGCGCCTGCGGGGTAGGTCACGTTGATGGTAGCCGTGAAGTAATAGTAGTTGCCCGTGTAGGTGGAGGTAGCCCCCGCCACAGAGGTTTTAGAGGTGGTGTTGTCAGGCTTAGAGTAGCCGTCCTCCGCACCGTACTCCACATGGTACTTGTGACCGATTGCCACCGTGAACTTTGCGGTTCTGCTGGAACTGGTCAGGGTGACGGACTTCGTGTTGGTGGAGTCCGTTTCATCCACGCAGGTCACAGTCACGCTTCCGAACCCGGTAGCGTCATCAATGGAAATGTTCACGACCACCTGTTCACCGTCCGCAGGGGACGCAGACGCACGGTTAGCCGCATTGCTGGACAGGTTGTAGACCCCCTGCGTAGAGTACGGGAAAGCAGAGAAGAAATACTCCTTGCCCTCCGTCAGCCCTTCCACCAGGAACGGGTCACTTGCATACTTACCCAGCACTTTGTTATCCACCACCAGCGTACCGTCAGAGGTACTTGCGGGGTAGTCCGTATCGCTCATGCGAACCATAACGCCACCCACGGAACAGATAAGGTTTCCGTCAGAATAGCTATCCTCAGGTTCAAGAAATCTCAGGGCGATACTGTTTTTGTCGTTCGACACCGCCGTGATACTTCTCATGTTGTTCGGGGCTTGACCAGTCTTTTGCAGCAGACTGTCAACAACCCATTTTGCTTCTGCCCAAGACATTACACTACTTCCTCCTTTATGATTAGTCCATCATCACTGAACGTGATGGTTTTGGTCAGGCTGAGATTG